GCGATGATGCCGGTCCACGCCGTGCCCAAACTGCCCAGCATCATGAGGATGGCTGGATTGCTGCTGTCGATCTGGTTGAAGAACATCATCACCATGATGCCGAAGAAGCCGATGGTCACAGCGCCAGCCAATATGGGGGGCATCATTGACCTGGTGGCTGCCTGCATATCCCTGGCTGACTTGCGGTCCTCGACTTCTAGCTTTTCAAAATTCAGGCCCAGCTCCTGCGCTTGCTTTTGCAACTCGATCTCGGCCAGCTTGACCTGGGCGATCTGATCTGCTGATAGCTTGTTGTTGGCGATCAGGTCTCCAACCTTTGCCTCGTCCACGCCAATGGCTTTGGAGATGGCCGAGACAGCCATGCCTGCCAGTGGGCCACCCATTGCGGTGGCGATTGTCGGTGCGATTTGTTTGAGCCAATCCATATCAATTTCCCCTTTTAGTGAGCATTGCGCTGGCGATCTCCAGCATAAATTTTACCTGTTGAATGTCCTGGGGCTGCTCTGCCCAGCCGACTGTGATCTGGCCAACAAAACGATGGCTGTCTGGTGGGACGCTGACCCGGCAGGTGTAGGTGACGCCCTTCTCCAAGTACCAAAGCCCGACCTCGGACTGCGCGTAGCGGTAATCACTGCACGGGATCTCGTTGGTCATCAGGCGCACCACATCCGAGTTGTTGGCTGTGTTCTGACTGAACAGGCCGACGTCGATGTCCTCGATGGCTTTGTCCCTGCCGTCCTTGGTATAGGCCCGGTACAACACTCTGCTGTTGAACAAGGGATTTACCTTGAAGATCGCTACCACCGTTGCATTGGTCTTTTTGAGCAGCATCGAACTGGCGTCATCTGCCCGTGAGGTATTGATCTCTGGCAGCTTCTTGGACTCCTTGTAGGCATCCATCATGAAGGATTGGTTCTGCCACAGGAAGTACCCTGCAAAGGCCGCCACGCCCATGATCAGGATGGCAAACAGCTTGAACGGCGAGTCCACATACCCGAGCACCTTGTCGAGTGTGGTGTTGGCGTTCAGCTTCTCTTCGCTCATCTCAGGTGCAACATGTACAAGACGATGCCGTAGATCAGCAGTGCGGCCAAGACCAGTGAGGCCATGCCAAGGGCAATGTATTCAACAAGTTGGGCAAGGGCTTCTTTGCGCCGAAGTGCTTCGCGTTCTGCCGCCTCTTTGGTTTCTCTGCGCTGCCTGGCTGCCTGGGCCTGGAACTTGAGCCAGTCGGTCCACATGCCTGGTCTGCCTGCGTAGACCATGCGCTCGCGCAGATCTTCTTCTTGCTGCCTGAGCTGCTCCAGCGCCATGAACTCGGCCAAGTCAGAGCCGCCACCCTTCTTGGTGGCGTTCTCTTGAATCTTGGCTTTGTTGTCGAAGTAGTCGAAAACCCGTGATCCGAGTTGGTGCAGTTCTTTGCCGTTGGCAAGTGCTGCCTTGATGACAGAAAACGCTGCGTTTGCCGCTGCGATCTCAGCCAGCATTGCTTATGCCTTCACATGACCGGCAATCCACGCGACGACAGCGCCGACCGATGACGCGATGGTCATGCCCATCCAGAAGCCGCCGCGACCTTTGTTGGCCAGCGCAAGCAGCTCCTCGACGTTGCGTTCCATCTTGTCCACCTTCTTGTCCATGTCCTGGACTTTCTGCCAAAGCACGCCGTACTTGACCAAATCGATCTCGTTCCCATCCGCCATGATGTCGGCCTCCAACACTTAGATGCCTTGGCCGGGCGTGACGTAGACGGTGGTCGCGGCAGAGGCCAGACCGCTAAAGAAGGTGTCCTTGTTGAATCGTAAAACTTCAATGGCTCCAGGAAGAAGAACAATGGCGTCTGAAGGCGTGCCAGCGACTGGAGCCACGGCTGCTGCCTGGGCCAATGCAGCAGTCGGGCCAGTGCCTAAAAACACAATGCTTGGGCCTGTATTTACGATGCGGAATTGGCCCGTGTTTTGAGGGTTAAATTTTTCATAAACTGGAGCCTGCACGCCCGTGGGCGCTGTTCCAGCAGCAGCAACGACAACTGTCTTGCCGAGTGCGGTGAAGGCAATTTGTGAATTGGTTGACATGGTTATTCCTTGGTTAGATCGATGGGTTTATATGATTCAGGTGTTGACTAAAGCAGTTTTGCAAGGCTTGTAAGTTCATATTATCCCCAAACCCTCATAGGTGTAACAGGGTAAATCTGAAAAGGCTCCAGCGCCGCACCATCTTCGTCCACAACACGCACATTGACGTGCCAGCCGGGTAGTGCAGTCATGACGGGTTCGTCATCAGTGCCGCCAGTGCGTTTGTAGATGATTCCGATGGTGTCAATGTTGGCAAAGTTGGGCATGTCTTCTGCGCCGTACAGCACTTTGATGGCAGCAGCTTCGTCAGGGAAACTTAGGTAATAGTCCATGATGTGTCCTTAAGCTGTGATGGCCTGCAATGTGCTGTTGGGGAGGCGGCGGGGGTAGTAAATGATCTGGCGAATGTGGCCGTTGTAACCTTGAGTGCCAGTTCCTTCTGCACCAATACGCAGTTGATTAACAACTGGGATAAGTGCAGAAGCGTCTGTCAGAGGTGTTGCCGCATTACGAGTAAATGCAATGTCATCAACTTTGTAACCAAGCGCAAATTTTGTTGCTGCGGTAGTTTGACTTGAAAAGGTAAACGCCCATTGAGTGACGCCGCTATCCAAGCCAAGTGAAGTAGATTGGTTGCTAACGGTCATGCCCCGAATAGAAAAACGGTTATTTATCGTGCCATCAGAAAACCCAACAATAGCTCCAAGGTAAGCTGTCGCAAGCGATGCGGCTTCTGTATATGCAGTCCCCTCAGTCGCGTTATACCAATCGCTGAAGTTCGCCCCCGTCATCACTGCCACATCAGCCGAGCGTGTGACCTGTGAAGCCACTGTGGGGATGTAGCTGGTGCGGAAGGCTCCGGCTTCGAGTTGAGCGCCCCAGAGGAAGACGCCTGATGTGCCATCGCCTGGGTAGCCAGCGGTTGTCTGCAAGTCAATAATCATCCCGCCGTTAGCGTTGGCGGGGCCAAAGGTTTGCGTAATAGAAACCCGATACCAACCATTGCCAACTGACTGGATGGTTCCAGTCCCAGATGTAATGACACCTGTTGCGAGGTTCACCACGATAGACGATGTGGCCACCCAATTAGCAGTCGATGAATTTCCAAAAGTGGCGGTTGTTCGCTCACCAGCCTTCATGTAAACACTAAGCGTATAAACGGTATTGGCCGTAAGTGTCAGGGTTGTAAATACAAAATGCCGTGAAGTAGCGGTGTTTTCAACCAGCTTGTCGCCAGTCAGCGTGCCGTCAGGCGCAATAACTGTATCTGCCGCAATGCTTGCTGCTGATTTTGTCCACACAGCATTGGTGAAGTCCTCGCTGTAGGTTCTGAGGTTCGTCCGCTGCTCCTCAATCAGCAGCCCCAAGGGAGCCAGCGTAGTGGGGTTGTAGTCGAACCGGGGTGCGTTGATAGCAGCCGTTTGGATCAGCCCGTTTGAGCCAGTGAACGTGGCAGTGCTGGCTCGGGTAAACGTAATGCGGGGATCGAGGGTTCCAGTTCCAACAAAGTCCAAAATCAGTGATGGAATTATGTTGAAAATAGGTGAGTGTCGATTATGAAAACCATTGTTTTTTAACATAATGCGATCCTTATATTAGTCTTCAGAATCTGACGAATTACCATCTTGCCCACCCAAAATATGTTTGCCATAATTGTTCCTTAGAAGTACGCAACTTCTTTCCAGCGGTCATCTCTGGAGCTGTAGGTTAACCACAATTCATTTGTGTCAGTCACGACTCTGGTTGCCGCATTGAGGTCTATTCCTTTGTTGTTAGTGCCGTTTGCAGTACCACTTATATATGTGATAGTTTCACCTGCTTTGGCGTAAATACGAACAATTTGACCGGGAGGAAAGTTATTAAAAAAGTTGATACGGGTTACGCTATCCAATGGCGCGGTATCTGACTGTGCCTCAATTTGAACTAAATTTGAAACAATTTCAGGCACGGTTCCTGTGCTTATTACCAATACGCTGGGAACGTTATTGGGGATCAGCGCAAAATCAAAGAGAGATCCTGACGTTCCAAGAAACTCGACGCCATCAATAAAATAGCGCGATGTTTGGGACTGACAAGATACAAGTCTTGCTGATCCGGGTGTTGATGCAGTGGCAAAGTTTCCTTGGAAATCAATAAGGGATGCTGGAACTGTAAAAGAAGTTGTTTGCTGAACGCCGTAAGTGCCGGAGAAAATTCTTGGGGTATAGACGCGGTGGGATACCGTATTGCCGCCAAACGTAATGCTGTTTAGCAGTGATGAAAAATAGGGATGATCGAATGTATATCTATTTCCAACAGCAGAAATACCACCTGTTGGTGTTGCACTAGCTATTCTTGGTGAGCCACCAGACGTTACAGAATTTGCATACTGTTGATCTTCAACATCAATGATGTCAAAAATTGCGCCGTTAAGTATCAGATATACCTGATGGTTACTGATTCGCACTGTGCTGTCCCATGCACAACCAAGTGCTTGAAAGTTCATTGCATACAAGTGTTGAGGTGAGTTAAGTTGCCCCGTTACGCCTGCAACAAGGGCGTTACCGCCGCACTCAAAGGCACGGACATTAAACAAAGACCAGTGAAATGGCGCGGTGCCTTTATTTGTTGCCCCACTGGTTGTTCCATCGTCAAACACATACCCGTGCCGCTTGGAGTCTTGCACGGTTACTTGATGGTACTCACTTAACTCACAACCATACCGAGAATTCAGACCGTCCGTGGGCTGTTGGAAGATGTAGACATCTTCAAGCCACTGGCGAGAAATAATTACCGCAGCACCAGCAGGCGTGTCGTCCCCGCCCATGAGAATTCCGTGGCCCGTGGTCGTAGTGGCTGCGTATCTGGTTGGCGTTGACCTAAAAGCAACGCCGATAATTTTTGGGCTACGCTGTTTGATTTGCAAAATGGGACCGCTGGTGTGCGATCCCGAAATTACAGTTTTGCTTGTGTGCCCACCATCCCCAGTCAGCGTTTGGTTACCTCTGTCGAAAATCAAAGGACTGCTGGTCAAATAAGTGCCAGAGGGCATGTATACGCTGACCGATGCGTCAATAGCTGCTTGTATTGCTGCCGTGTCATCCGTTACCCCATCACCAACAGCGCCAAAGTCTTTGACGTTGACTGGATCAGAATCAATTACCAATAGGTCATCATATAAAACGCTACCATTCCTGTTTGTTACTTTGATGGAATAGCTGGGAGTTGTATAGATCTGACCTATTGAAGTTCCGTTGAGTGGATAGCCTCCGCGAGTCCTAATTGGCTGCGTGGCTGGCTGTGTAAATGCTTGATCCCAATAGGCTTGTTTCTGGTTTGTCACTGGGTCAAGATTTGACTGGCCAATCCAAACGTAGCCAGCCTCGAGGGGCTGGCCATCAATGTCGTTGAAGATCGGGAAGGCTGTAGAGATTGCAGTCATTTTTAACTCCTGTTCCGATTATGGTGCGATCAGGCCAAGATTGACTAACGCCTGATGCACAGCGGCAATTGTTACCGGAACGCCAGTTTGACGGGCTGTAGCGGCGGCATTGTAGAACCCCAAAAGGTTTGTGCCTGTGCCAATGTTGACGGTGCCTGTTGATTTGGCAATGACAGCCACACCTGCTGTTGCATCGCCTTCAGCGGTGTACGCGACCAATTGCCCAGTTACGTTGCCTGCGGTAACTGGGTAATTGACGTTTGCCTGCGTAATAACTTGCCGGGTTGGTTCAAAAATAACGCCGCCAGGTGTGCCGTTAACGATGGTGGCCGCACCGCCAGCGTATGGGTTGAGCAAAGGAACCGAGCTAAACCGAACGATGTTGGTGGCGGTGACATTGATAGCGCCGTTACCTGCGCTGCCTCGGCTGTACGATTCAAAAATGCCGCTGCCAATCCATAGAGTGTTGAAGGTGCCGTCAACGCGCACAGCGTGGGTTTCCGACAACACGGAATAGACGTTGCTGACTTGCACCAAGTGGTTGCTGCCGGACGAGATGTCGATGACAGCAGAACCAGGCAAAGCAGTTGCTGGGGAGGTGGGGGGCCACGCTTGACCCAAGTGGAACAAGTTGGAGATCTGCAAGTGCGCGTTGCTGCTGGAGTCCACAACAACAGCCCGACCGCAGAAGTCGGAATACATGCTGTCGATCATGATCACTTTGGCCGAGCCACCGTAGGTGCTGACAGTGACAAACAGACTAACGGCTACCGCAAACGTAAAAATGCGGTCCATCCAAAGCCCATCAACGCGGAACAAAGTGATTTCAACGCAGTTGGCTTGCTGCCATTGCAAAACCGAATCAGCTTCGCTCCAGTACGTCCAAGCATGAAGTCCGTCAAATTTGCCGATGTCGTAGATCCGGTCAAAAAAGAACCCACGGTAAAAGAACTGACCGGTAATGTTTTCATACTGAGGACGAACCGCAAAATCGGTCAGAACGCCGCGATAGACGTTGTGGAAATGCACCCGGTTCAGGTACAAAGTGCCCACGGTGCTTTCGTTGCGGATGACCCAATCACGTACCGCAGGAGTCCAACCCGGCCCTGGTGTTGAGTGGCCTTCTTGAAAAATCGCAATGTCAAACAGACCCGACGATTTCCCAAGGTTTCCGGTAAAACTGACCAACGCGCCTGTGGTCGAGGCGTGGATCAACCAAGTGCCCTTTTCCGGCTTGGTGATGGGGCGTGCGTTGTCAAAATCAAAAAAGCCTTGACCAACAAAACGAACTGACCCGGTAACAAACAGAGTTCCGACAACTCGGTAGCTCTTTGCGCCAAAGTGCAGTTCTATTTGTTCGCTGTTCTGCGCCTGAACGTAATCAATGGCGGTTTGGATTGCAGCGGTGTCATCTGTAACTCCGTCACCAACAGCGCCAAAATCGTCCACGTTGACGATCTGGCGCATTTTGTCTTGAGCTGAAATGGGGTCAGCACCAGTGCCTGCTTGAGTAAACCCGATCCAATCAGAACCGGTGTTCCCAGCAAGGCTTTGAACTGTACCGACTTGTCCTTTGAAGCCTGTGAAGGCTACACCGGAGGCTTGTGCGCCGATGCCGGTAGCCTCTGGGAAATTGTAGACCATCGTCCCCTTGCTGTCCTGTACCAAGATGCTGAAATCAACGCCATCGACGTAGACCTGGGCTGGAGTTCCAGAGTTTGAGATGTAGCCATTGATTGTGCGCAGTGGCTGTGCTGCTTGGATGGTCAAGGCTTCGTCAAAATACACCACGACAGGATTTATCTGGGGGTTTAGATTCGGTTGGCCAATCCAGACGTAACCATTGTCCAGTGGCTGCCCGTCACGGTCTTGAAAGACCGGGAAGGGGACTTGAATCGAGAGTGCGGACATTATTGGTTCTCCTTGGATTTGTTCAGGTTTAGATCTTGGGCGTGACCGAAACCACGCAAGCAGCCGTGCGATCCATTTGCGAAAAGTTGCAAGCATTTTGAAATCCTCATGGCTGGTTCTCCTGGATGGTGGATTGTCGCTCAAGGCTGCACGGGTGGCAATGCGTTGAGGGCTTCATTGATTCTGGCCTTGGTGCGCCCTTCCTGGCGCATCTTGATGATCTGGCGCAGGCCTGATGCCACTGGCAATGGCAGGCCTGTGAGTGCACCTGTGGCCCCAGCTTCTGCGATGGCTGCCATGAGTGTGCCTGCTGTGCCTGAGCTGTTGACCAGTGTGCCTGGTGGCACTGTGGTGACGTAGCGCACCACGTCGTCAAGATCGCGCACGGTCTGTGCGTTTTTCTTTCCGAGAAGCACATCCAGGCGGCCATTGGCATCGAGAGCCTGCACGGACTGGTGCAGCTTGGCCGGGGAGATCATGGGGCGGTCTTGTGAGTCCATGCCCATGCCTTTGGTGGCCTCGTCTCTGAGGTGGCGCACGGTGGCCCCTTGCAGCTCTTTCCAGGCCTGCTGGCCATCTTTGCCGCTGGTGACCAAGACGCGCTTCAAAAACGTGATTTCTTCTGGTGAGGAGTTCAGCACGGACTTGCGGAAAACCTGGTCGGCTGCGACCTGTGGGTCTTCCATTCCTTTGCGGTTCTTGATGAGACGGGCAACGATGGCACGGTTCTCAAACTTGCGTGCTTGATCGATGCGAGTCTGACGGGCCTTTTTGTAGAGGTCCCCGCCCATGCCTTCGGTCTCAACGTCAAAGACCCGGCGCAGGCTGCCGCCGTGGAACTGGTCTGCGCCTTCAAAGCCAGCACGCTGGAAGGTTTGGCGCAGGCTTTCTGCCTGGCGCAGTGTGATGGGCTGGGCTACTAGTCTGCCGTCTGCGTCTGGGGCTGCTGCACCGATTGCAATGGCTTTCTGCTGGGCTGCCTTGAGTACCGGGGCCAGATCGCCCTCTGGGATGTTCTCGTTGATGTAGTCCACCACCGAGTTGAGGGTGACGTTGTTCTCCAGTTCGCCAGCTTTTTCGGCTGCTTTGTAGGCAGCGCGGGTGCGGTTCTTGGCTGCTGTAAGACCTTCGGTCAAAGACTTGACGACAGCGCCGCCTGTGCTGGACAGGTCCATGAGCTGGGCGTCTGTCATATCGACCAGGGCGTCGAAGTTCTGCAAGGCTTGCAGGTTGTTTTCCTCGGCACGCTGGCGCAGGGGGCCGCCCAGATCGCTCTTGATTTGTTCCTTCTCGAAGGCCAGCTGCTGTGCGTCCCTGGTGGCCGCGCCTTTGGTGAGGGTGACTGGCACTGGCAGGCTTTCTGCCGTGGTAGCGCGTCGCATGGCCTCTGGGGTAGCTGCTGCACCGCCCGAGACCCGTGCACCAGCTGCTGCTGGGGCTGTGGTGGCCACGGCCGGGGTCTCCATGCCCAAGGTCTCGCGCACGGCTGTGGTGGCCGCTTGCACTGGCCTGGCGATGGCTTGGCCTGTTGCTGTGGCCGCACGCTGGCCTGCTGCTGTTCCGATCTGACGGGCTGCGCCTACGGTTGGGGCTGCGGTGCGTGCGGCTTGCATGACAGCGCCCGGGGCTGCGATTGCAGGCAGGACTGGTGGCAGGACGTTGGCCAGGACTTGGCCCACGGCTTGCACTTGCTCCTGGCCAGCTTGAGTGCGTGGCTGGTAGGTGAGCGCCTGTGCGCCCTTGGCCGCTGCTTGCTCGACCGCACGCATGGCTTCTGGCGTTCCGAACTGACCGGAGAGGATCTGCTGGGACAAGCCCTGGAGAGTTCCGGCCAGCGTGCCAAGCGTGCCACCTGTGGCCGCTGTACCAAGGGCCAAAGCGGTTTCACCAGCGCCAATGAGTTGCTGGCCGATGCTTGGTTGCTGTGGTGCTGGTGCGTTCTGCTGCTGGAAGGTGGCCGTGTTCTCTTCGCCCTTGGCGAGCTGGTAGGCCTGCGCCACGGTGTCGAACTCAGGCGTTCCGCGCTTGGCGGAATTCTTGACGATCCAGGCTGCGTATTCGTCGGCTGTTGCCATTTATTGACCTCCGCGCAGGATTGCGTCAGCTTGCGACCGGATGTTGCTTGTGGCTGCTGCTGGTCGTGGGGTGCGATCTGTGGGGATCTGCTCGACCAGTGGGGTTTGGGCGGCTGGGTTGTAACGCTTGCTGACGTCTTGCACGACGCGCTGCGTGAAGTCGTTGAAGGATTCGCCCGGCTTTGTGGCGTAGTCGCCAGCCTGGAAGGTGTTTCGTGCACGGGTCAGCACGCCGTTGTTGTTGGCCAGCCAGTCGGTCTTGGCGTTGGCCACGGATGCTTCGATGTCTTGCAATTTAGCCATTCCCCGAAGAAAACTCGCCATTGTTTTAGCGTCAGCGGTTTCGGGCGGGAAAGGCTTTAAGGCCAATTGAATATCTGCATCGGTGGCTGGGCCTGGTGGCAATGACTTGATGGCGGCTGAGTTTCGCAAACGTGTGTACTCGTTGCGAAGTTGCGTAAGTCCACCTTGAAAGCCTGTCCCTTTTTTCAGGAATTCTGAGGCGCTGCTAAACACGCCGTAACCACCACCAGCGGCTTCTAATTGTTTTGCAAGATCGTTAAATTGACCAGCCGATTGTTTAGCCGCTGCCGCCGTCACAGCGGATTCGTTGACCAACTTGCGGGTGTCGGCTGGCATTTCATTCATATTTTTTTGAATGGTTGACAGCTTTTCGGCGACCGTGGCCTGCATGGTCTGGCGGTCAAGATTCAACTTGGCGGCTCGTGTGCTGATCTCGCTGTTGATGTTCTTGATCTGTGCAGCGTTCAGATTTAGATTGGCTTGTGCCAGTGGGCCTGCAAACTCTGCCTCGACCTTTGCTTTGTTTGCGTCTGCAACTCGTTTCTCTTGTTCTGCCACCAATCTGGCAGGCGTGTCTTTGGCTTCGGCAACCTTTTTCTCTGCATCCGCGACAGCAGCATTGGCATCTGCGATCTTCTTTTGCAACTCTGGCGGGGCTTGGGCTTCTGCCCTTGCAGTGCTCAAACTCTTATCAATGGTCTCAAAGAATTCCTTTGCGCCTGGGATGCCTGCTGTGCGAGCTGCGAGAGATTTAAAAACAACGGCTGGGCCGCGCTGTGGGTCTGCGGCTGCCTCGGCCATTTGCTCGAACAAGGTGGCGTCTTCCTCATCTCCGCTGTTGCGTGCTGCGAGTGCGTTTTCTTTGGCCTTGCTAATGAAGATTTCCGGATTGGTTTGCAGTGCCGAGAGAAGCTGGCCAGTGTTTTTCAGTGTGTTTTGCTGCTGCTCTTTGCTGATGCCTTCCATGAATGGCAGGAAGGCCTTGGACTGCTCTGGCGAGAGCAGTGAGGCGTAGCGTGCAGCGTCACGCATGGTGGGGTTCGGATTCGTGAAAAATCGAGCCTGTTCCTGCGCGGCCAGTTGCTGCTGGCGTTGTTGCTGTTCTCGAGCAACTTGTTGCTGTTGCAAATCGGCCATTCCAGCGCCGAGCTTGAGGCCTTGCGTTGCCTGAGCAAATGGATCTGCGACTTGTGCTAGATAGTTGATTGGTTCCATGGTGCGCCTTTAAAAGTTCAAGCCAAGGTCTTGGTTGCCGTAGGCGAGACCAGAGCCAAAGCCAGAGGAGCCGATGGGGGTTTGTGAGAATTGGGCTTGCAGGCCTGAGCCTCCACCGCCACCAAACAATTGGCCAAAGCCACCTGCGCCTTGGACTGCACCAAAGGCTTGGTTGATGCCACCCGTGAGGGCGCTTTGCTGGCCAAGGATGCCACCGGCTTGGGCTTGGCCTTGTCTGCCCAAAAGGTTGGAAATGTTTGCACCTGTGGACATGCCAGCATTGCCAACACCGGCTGCTGCGTTCTGACCAAGGCTTGCGAGGTTTTGCTGTGTGCTTTGGCCAACGCTTGCCAGTCCGCCGAGGCGTTCGTATTGTTGATTGATGAGGCTGGAGAGCAAGGCTGGACGAAACTGAGCAAGTGCGCCTTGGACGTTTCCACCACGCAAGCCACCTGTAGCAGATGCGTTTTGGAGGATGGCGTTTTCGCCCTGCTGTTGCATGGCCTGAAACTGTGGGCTTGATTGCAATCCAGCAATGGCTTGCTGCTGTGCTTGTGGTCCTTGCAGACCCAAAAAGGCTTGCTGTTGGCCAAAGGCCTGCTCGCCAGCTTGGGCATATGGTTGAAGGCCTGTAATGCCGCCCCGCCCTGCTTCAACGTAAGGATTTAAAAGTTGTTGAATGGCGTCAAACTGTCGGCGCTGTTCGTCGATGCCGCCTTGGGCTGCTTGTTGTTGGGCTTGTGAGGCTTCACCAACTGCCTTACGCCCTTCGATTGCTCCGCCAAGACCTGCGCCTATTACACCGCCAAAGCCGGGGAGCACGGCATTTCCTACAGCTCCGCCCAGTGCGCTAAGTAAACCCATAAAACACCTCAATATTCATTGGATGCCGCTGGTAGCATTTTCCTCAGCGGCTTGATTTTCCCACATTTTGACGAACCGTCAATCTTCCATTTCAAACTCGCGCTCTTCCCAAGCCTGGCAGGAGCGCAGGTCGTGGCAGATGAAGTCGAATTTGTTGCAGTAGCCACGGAAACCGGCATCGGTGTCCCAATCGTTGCGCGGGATGCGCTCCATCTTGGCCTGGGTCATGGTGCTGTTGTCGTAATACTCGCAGTTTGAGCAACGACGACGACGGGCTTCTTTCTCGTCCACTTGCATGGCCTTGCCCAGCGCGACCCAATACACCTTGTTGGCTGTGGGTTCGTTGCTGGGGTTTTCTGGGCCGAGCATCCAGTCGTCGATCACCACTTGGGTGTTCTTCTTGTTCTCGGCTGCGGTGATGAATTCCTCTTCGACCGGCAGGCCCATGAAGCCCTTGGGCATCATCATGAATTTGTCCATACTGTTTCTCCTTTAAGTGATTTCGCGGCCAGAGGCGCGGATGGTCAGCGAGGTGGCTGCGCTGGAGATGGTGGAAATAAAACTGCCAGGTTCGAGAGCCTGACCAACCAACTCTGGGCAGGTGTAGGTCTCATCGGGTGCGATGGCGCGAGTGTCCATGATCAAGTTGTTTGCACCTGGTGCGCCGCCACTTGTCACCAAGTTGACGCTGATCGTCACGTTACCTGCTGTGGTGTTGGTCACGGTAAATTTGTCAATGATGGCCTTGCAGTTCACGGCTGTGTACTGGGTAGTTTGTGCGTTCTCAGCCTGCTTTGCTGGGATTAGCACCTTGATTGTGACTGCCATAGTATTTCCTTATGTTGGCGCAACGTATGCGGTGATGATGCCATCGGTGAAGGTAAGAGACCCGTCTGTGCCGAGGGTTGTGAGCTTTGCCAATGCTGCTGTTCCAGAGATTCCGCCTGAGGTTGCTACGGTGATGGCGCCGGCTGCATTGGTGATATTGATGCCTGCGCCAGAGGTGAGTGTGGCTTTGGTCAGCGTGTTGCTGGTGCTGTTGCCAATCAGGAGCTGGCCATTGGTGAAGGTGCTTTGACCAGTTCCACCATTTTTTACTGGCAAGATGCCATTGACGTCGTGCTCTAGCTGGACATTGTTACGCACAGGGGCCAGTGCCAGCAACTCTAAAGCCTGAGCAAGCCTGGTGATTTGGGCTAGTGCGCTGTTAGCGGTTGCTGCTGCTGTGTCTGCTTGATACTCAAAGTCGGTTCCCAATATGCCTTGGATCTGATCAACTGTAGAAAACAGTAGCTCGAACTGACGAATCTGCTGCTGGTCGCCAAGGAAAGTTGCAAGCTGGTCGCGGGTAAGGTTGAGCCTGCGGGATGTGGGTGCGGTTGCCATCAGTATGCCAATGCCTCGATCTGCGCCTCAAGGCGAACAAAGGAAATGTGGGCATCACTGTCGCCACGGAAACGCTGAATGCGCCAGTTACGCATGTGGCCCTGCTGAAACCATGCGAGGCGCTTGGCGGTGTTGCCTGTGGTGCCGACTGCGATGCTTTTGTCCTGACTCCATGCAAGGCCGTTGACGCTGTAGCTGGTGCTTATCTGGGGATTCTTGCCAAGGGCCACGCTGCCGGTCAAGCTGACCAGCTCAAGGCGGTTGAAGATCGCGCCGTTGCCCTCGTTGTAGGCGATGATGGTGCCGAATTCCCAGCGGACTTGCTGGCCCCAATGGTGGCCGGTGTTTTGCACTAAATAGCCGATGGCGCTGCTTTGTGGGTCGCCCACTAGCCACTTGTCATAGGCCCAGACCAAATTGCGTGCGCGGTATTGGGTAAAGCCGACAATGGTGCTGGTGAGCGTAAACCAGACCTGATCGCCAAGCGCCTCGGATGCAGATGCGTCGTAGACCACGGTGCGGTCTGGCAGGTGGACGTAGAGGTGCTGGTGGTTCTTGTCGTTGCGTGCTTCCAGTTTGACGGTGGCAAGCTGTTCTTCGGTATAGGTCAAAAGCAGTTGGTCGATTTCCTGTGTGCTGATCTTCTGGGTAGTGGCTGCTGCCCCGATGTATATGCCTGGGGCTTCGTTTCTGCCGCTGCCCAAAAAGGCGATGCGCTCCAAGTAGACGCAGCAGGCAAAGGTGCCGACTACGCCTTTTTGGATTTGAGCGCCGTCGATACGTGCGAATGGGAACAAGTCGCCGCCTACGTTGTCGAACACTTCGATAGTGTTGCGGTTGAGTGCATAGACCTCGTTTCTGAGCTTGAGCAATGCAACCACTGGATCTGGGTCCACCTCTGAGCTTCCGTATTTGAGGGGGTTGACCTGGGTGGGATCGTTCAACTCGGTGACGATGAGGAACTCGCCGTCGGTGGTCATGAAGTAACCGTCAACCCACACCAAGTCTAAAACGACACCCAAGTCGGTGTCTGTTACTTGCGTGAGTGCGCCGTTCCAGTAGTACAGGCGACCACCGGATACGATGGCCAAGCGGTCGAAGCTGTAGTCGAACGTCACTGAGGTATTGACTGGCCCACCAACATCGCCCAGAACTGTTACCGCACCGGTGCTGGCCACGGTCACTAGCTTGGAGCCCATGACTCGATAGCAGATGCCCTGCCAATTGACACCGCCACGGTCTGTGCCTGGGCCTGCGCCGTTGGCCACGATGCCGTCACCGGGGCGCAGGAAACCGTTGCTGATGCCAGACTGCTTGGGCACTGGCACCATGTTGACCGGGTAGGAGGTGCGCAGCTCTGGGGTAGAGTCGGCATAGATGCCGTTGAGGATTGGGATTTGCATGGCTTACCACTTAACCTTTGATGCCCACCATGCTGCGCTCAGTTTGCCCTTGGCAATGTTGTCAGCGTGCCGAGCTTTGAATGATTCGCGCCGCGCTTGGCTGGCCTTGGATTCGCCCTCTTTTTTGGGAGAGCCGGACACGCCTTGTTGACCGAAGCGAATGGTTTTCACCTCGTCACCAGACTTGGCCACCACAACGTGTGACTTGGTAGGGTGCGAAGGCGTGCGCTTGGGCTTGTTGTAGCCCTCGACGCCTGCGCGTGCCAGTCTGGTGTCTTTGGTGGCCATGGTCAGAAACTGATGTAGAGCTTGAAGGCTTCCAGCGTGACGACGTTGTTGGCCGTTGCTGGTTGCGCTGTGAAAGCAAAGGTTTGGTTCTGCGTTGCGTCCACGTTCAGCACCACGTTTGCGCCAGTGGAGAGACCGTGGCCGACCTGGTTGGCTGCGTTGCTGATGACCTGAGAGCTGCCACGGTTGCACATGAGCTTTTGAGCGCAGGCGCTGGCGTTGTTGGCCGCGCTGACTGCCATGAGCACGCCGCCGCCGTAGGTCATGCCGATGTTCTTGGCTGCTGCGCTGTTGGTGAGGCTGTAGAGCGCATCGATCTCCATGCCGCCGCCGACGCCCATTGACCAGCCTGGGACAACAACAGACGCCAAGGTGACAGCTGTGTTGGCCACGGCTGCGACTGCGACGCCGTACCAGACCAGGGCTGTTTGCGTGCCGGACTGTGTGCCGCTGGTTGTAACTGCTGCGCCGCCTGCCGAGGTGGAGACTGTGAAGGTGTTGGCCGACAGCACGGTTTTGACGTAGTACGTGGTGTTGATGGCTAGGCCTGTGGGCAGTGCGCCTGTGGTGGTGAAGCGGATCGTGTCGTTGACTGACAAGCCGTGGCCAGTCCATGTGACCACGCCAGGGGCTGCGATGCTGATGGTTACGGTGGATGCGATGTAAGGCAAGTCGATGGTCACCTCGTCTGTGGCCGTGTCAGCGTCCAGCACCTCATAGAAGCCTGTGGTGGCTGTGCCGCCAGTCCAGGTGATAAACAGGTCTGAGCCTTGCGCGACTGCATTGGTAAGGCCATGCACGCCTGCGCTGACCAGCTTAACGTCGCCTGCGTCGTCGTCATAGGTCAGGGTCACAAAGGTGGCCGCAGGTTGCACCAAACTTACAGGCTCAAGGCTGCCAAGCACCAGCGCAGGGAAGCTGCGCAGCTTGGGCTGTGTGCTGATGTCGTATTCGACCTGAGCGTTGCGGCTGGAGATGCGGATGACGCGATCTTGACCGTATGGGCCAAAGGTCTGGGCGCTGTTAAACAGGCTGCCGATGGTGGTGTAAATCCATGCTTGGCCTGGGTAGGCTGTTTGAAGTTGGACGGTGGTGGGCTCGTTGCCTGTGCTGCCGATGCTTATCAACTGGCCTGCCGCGATTGGCAGATCAACGTCGTTGGTGGTGGTCGATGGCTGAATGAACATGGGGATCTCCTTGGATGGGGTTTAAGCGATGCGATACCAGCTGTTGGTGGCCTGCACGAAGCGCACTCGGAAGTTGTCTTGCGCGGCCAGCGTTGTGGGCGCGCCGTAGAGCTGTGCAGCGCCGTTGGCCGCAAGCGTGAATGTGGTGATCTGCTGTGTGGTGGTGACCAAGACCTCGGTTCCGTCTGGCGTCTGAGTGTTCAAAGGCAGCGTCACTGTTCCTGTGGCCAAGGTGCCAGCGGGCTGAATCAGCATCCACTGTTGCTGTGCGACTGGTGTCGGCACGGCCACGTTGAAGCCAGTGCCTGGCGTGAAGATGCTTGTCGCCAAAGTCGGAGAGGCGAAACTTTGCTGGAAGTATTGCAGCAGCTGGCTGATTGAAACCCTGCGTGCGTCGCCGTTGTTGGGCACGTAGATCGGGAGCTGGTCGCCACCGGATACTTGCGTGAGGGGTGAAAGTTGGTTGATCGTTGGCATGGGTGCGGTTCCTCAGTTGTATTCGATGGGGCCATCGCCACCGGCCAGGACTGGATCGACGGGCGGACGGATGAAGGGGTTGTCGTAGACGCGCCAGGGCTTGTTGCCTGCGCCTGCTGGCATGGTGCTGGGCAGTTG